ACCTTGCGGGCATCTCATCGACGCTGGCGAACGACCTCATCGGCACCGGCCCCCGGCTGCAACTTGAGACGGGCGACGCGGAGGCGGATCGGCTCGTCGAGCGGCTCTTCTTCGATTGGGGCTGGACGATCGACCTGCCCGCCAAGTTGCGGACGATGCGGGAAGCCTTGGTCGTCGACGGCGAAGCGTTCGGGCTGATGATCACGAATCCCCGGCTCGCCGGCGTGACGCTCGACGTGCGGCTCGTTGAAGCGGAAATGGTGGCGACGCCGACCGAGCTCATGGCGTCGACGATCACGCCCGAGGGCAACACGGTCGACGGCGTGGAGTTCGACCAGATCGGCAACGTCGTCGCCTATCAAGTCTTGAACTTCCACCCCGGCTCGAACTTCCGCGTCAACACGCTGGAGTTTCAGCGGGTTCCGGCGGCGCAGATGGTGCATTGGTTCAAGACCTCGCGACCGGGCCAGCATCGCGGCGTCCCCGAGGTCGCCCCGGCTCTCAAGCTCTTCGGCCAACTCCGTCGCTACACCGAGGCCGTGATCGCCGCTGCGGAGACGGCGGCCGACCTGGCTGCGTTCATCCACAGCAACTCCCCGGCTGCGGAGGTCGACGAGGTCGAGTCGTTCGCGGCTCTGGAGATCAGCAAGCGGACGCTGACCACGCTGCCCGAAGGCTGGGACATCTCGCAACTGAAGGCCGAGCAGCCGACGACGCAATACCCGGCGTTTGTGCGTCAGTTGCTATCTGAGATCGGGAGGTGCTTGGGTCTGCCCTTTAACATCACGGCCCTCGATTCCTCCTCATATAACTATGCCAGCGGCAGACTTGATTCGCAGATTTACGCGCTAAATCAGCGGGTCGAGCGTGACCAGTTGGAGCGGACGATGCTCGATCGTCTGCTCTCGGCGTGGGTCAACGAAGCCGCGCTCGCGGGCCTGCTGCCTGCAGGGATGCCGCCCTTTTCCGAATGGAATTGGGGCTGGGTGTGGGACGGCAAAGATCACGTCGACCCGGCGAAGGAAGCCAACGCCGCCGAGACACGGCTCCGCACGCACACGACGACGCTTGCCGCTGAATACGCACGGCAGGGCAAGCGGTGGGACGTTGAGTTGCGGCAGCGTGCGGCAGAGGTCGCTCTCGAAAAAGAGCTCGGCCTTTACGTCGCCCCGGCCCCAGTGATGCAGCCAGCCATCGACCCCGAAGAGGTCGACGCATGAACGACTACGACGATCTCGACGACACATTCGACCTCGTGGAGTTTCTGTGATGAGCAGCATTAAGTTCGATACTCAAGTGACGTTTCTCCAGGCCGCTGACGGCGAGTCCGCGCCGGGGCCGAAGAAGTTCCGCATCGTGGCCTATACCGGCGCGCCGATCCGGCAGGGCTGGAGTCGCGAGCCGGTCGTGATCGACCTCGCGGGCATGACGCTGCCGAGCACGATCCCGATTGTGATCGGCCACGACTACGCCCTCGGGTCGATCCTCGGGCAAGGCGTGCCGAGCGTGCAGGGCGGTCAACTCATCGTTGAAGGCGAGATCCTCGCCGAAAGCGAGAACGCTCGCCAAGTGCTCGCCCTCGCCGAGCGTGGCTACCAGTGGCAGGCCAGCGTCGGTGCCGATGTCGGTCGGCATCTGAAGTTCGGCGAAGACCAAGCCACCACCGCAAACGGGCAGTCCCACGTTGGGCCTGTTCGCATCGTCCGGGCTTCGACTCTCCGCGAAACGTCATTCGTGACGCTCGGGGCGGATCGCAGCACGGCAGTCTCAATCGCCGCCGAAGAGGTGGCAGAGGAGCAACCCATGGCGGAATCCGCCAACCAGAAGCCCACGGAAGAGGTCGTCGAGACCCCGATCGTGGAAGCCACGGCGACGGTCGCCGTGGAGCCCAAGCCCGAAGCCGATCACACCAGCGTGATCGCGTCCCTCGAAGAGAAAGTTTCCAAGATGGAAAAGCTGCTCGCGACCCGCGACGAGCGTCCGGCCGCTCCGGCCGTTCACGTCTCCAAGGCTCCTGAGAACCAGGCGGCCGTGATCGAGGCTTCGTTCGCCCTTCAGGGCGGCCTGCCGCAGATCGAAAAGCACTACGACGCCAAGACCCTCGAAGCGGCTGCCAAGGTGCAGCGGTCGACGAGCCTCGGCGAAGTGCTGGTCGCTGCGGCCGAGGCCAACGGTTACGACGGCCCGCGCCGCCTGACCGCCTCGACGCTGCGTCCCATCATGCAGGCCGCGTGGGCGACCCACTCGATCGCCGGCATCCTGTCGTCGACCGTCAACAAGTTCCTCCTCGCCGGTTTCAACGGCGTCGAGAGCTCGTGGCGTTCGGTCTCTTCGGTGCGTTCTGTCAACGACTTCAAGACGATGACCTCGTATCGGCTCAACGGCGGCATGAAGTTCGAGAAGGTCGCCAACGGTGGCGAGCTCAAGAACGCCGCTGCGAGCGACGAGAGCCGCACGATCTCGGCCGACACCTACGGCATCATGACGAGCGTGACCCGCACCGACCTCATCAACGATGATCTCGGCGCTCTGACCGCTGTCCCGCAGCGGATCGGTCGTGGCGGCGCTCTTGCCCTGAACGACGCTTTCTGGACTGAGTTCCAGGCGAACCACGGATCGTGGTACACGTCGGGCCGGGGCAACCTGGAGTCGACGGCTGGCGCGCTCTCGCTCGCCAACCTGAAGAAGCTGGCGACGAAGTTCCGCAAGCTCAAGGATCCTGACGGCAACCCGGTTGCGGTTGATCCCCGCATCCTGCTCGTGCCGGCGGACCTTGAGATCGCGGCTGCCGAGATCATGGGCTCTGCCCTGCTCGTCGGCGGTTCGTCCGCTGGTCCCAACGTGAACGTGCTCGCCGGTCGCTACCAGGTCGTCTCGACCTCATACCTGTCGAGTGCGGAGGACTACTACCTCGTGGCGAATCCCAGCGATTTGGCCGCGATGGAAGTCGCGTTCTTGAACGGCGTGCAGAGCCCGGTGGTGGAGACGGCGGAAGCCGACTTCAACACGCTCGGCGTGCAGATGCGTGGCTACTTCGACTTTGGCGTCGCCAAGGCCGAGTACCTCGCCTCCGTGAAGGGCGACGCGACCTAGTCTGACAAACCGTGACCGCCGGGCGGGGGCTGACTCCCGCCCGGCGGCATGATTCAACCCAACCCATTTCCAAGAAAGCAGGTGATCCAAATGGCTGATTACGTTCAAAATGGCCGGCTCATCGACCACACGCCGTCCTCCGCTGTTGCGGCTGGTGCCGTGGTCGTACTCAACGACCTGGTGTGCGTGGCTCCTCATGCCATCGCGGCCAACGCGCTCGGCAAGGTTGATGTGGGCGGCTCCTGGTCGATGCCGAAGGCGACGGGTGCGATCGGTCAGGGTGCTCTCGTTTACTGGGACGCCACGGCCGGCAACATCACGACGACCGCGACCAACAACAAGCGTGCTGGCAAGGCTGCGAAGGCGGCTGTGTCTGGCGACGCGAGCGTCCAGGTGCTCATCAACGTCGGTTGAGCATTCGAGTCCACACCGCAACCCCCGGCAGGTGCGCTATCACCTCCAGCGCGCCGCCGGGGCGTTGCGGCGGTGGCTTTTCTTGAAGGAAACAAATGGCCGACCTTCTCCGCTCCGGTTCAGCGTGGCTCGCAGCCCAACTCAAGCAGTCGGCTGGGACGCTCTGTGCATACAAGCGGGGAAACAACACGGCCCAGATGACCGCCTCGATCAGCCGCTCGACGTTTGAGGCTCAGGGGCAAAACGGCGTGATTGAAGCCTGGGAGAGCCGCGACTACTTGGTCAAGACAGACGAGCTCCCGTACGGCGAGCCGAGGCGTGGCGACATCATCTTTGAGACGCTTGACGGCGTGGCGACGTTGTATGAAGTGACGGCCCCGCGTGGCGTGCCGGTCTTCCACTCCGCCGATGCGTTTCAAACGATCCTCCGCATTCACACGAAGCAGATCGACCGCGACATCACGTTTATCGTGACGGAGCAGGGCGACGAAATCGTTATTCCGCTGGCAGTCGACTAAGGGACCACATGGCACTCCAGAAGCGCGTCAGCGAATTGCCCGCCGTCACGACTGTTGCAGGGACCGACCTGCTCATCGTGTCGAGCAACAGCGCCACGAAGAGGACGAGCGTCCAGCAGATCGGGGCGTACTTCGCTGCCAACGGCGTCGCCGGCCCGCAGGGGCCGGTTGGCCCGGCGGGGGCTCCTGGTGCGACCGGCCCGGCTGGCCCACAAGGCCCATCCGGTCCTCAAGGTACGCAGGGCGCGACTGGTCCCGCAGGTGCAACTGGTGCAACTGGTGCCGCTGGTCCGCAGGGACCGAAAGGCGATGCCGGAGAAACTGGTCCGCAGGGGCCGGCTGGCGCGACAGGTGCCACTGGTGCGACCGGTGCTACCGGCGCGCAAGGCCCGAAGGGAGACACTGGCGACGTTGGACCGCAAGGCCCGCAAGGTGCCACGGGACCACAAGGCCCGAAGGGCGATCAAGGCGACACCGGCCCGCAAGGCCCGGCGGGGGCTCCTGGTGCCACCGGCGCGACCGGGGCCGCTGGAGCGACGGGAGCCACTGGACCAAAGGGCGACACGGGCGATAGCGGCGTGGCTGCCGCGACGGCTCCCGTCACCTATGACGCTGGCACGAAGACCGTCGCTCTGTCCATCGGCGCGGGGCTGACGACATCGAGCGGCTCGCTCGCCCTGGCGGCCCACAAGGCTTCGCACTCGACGGGCGGCTCGGACGCCTTGAGCCCGGCCGACATCGGCGCGGCTGCCCTCTCTCATACGCATAGCGCATCTGCGATCACCGACTTCGCTGCGGCCGTCGCTGCCGCCTCGCCTGAAGAAGTGGTGGAGTTCCTTACGCCATCCGCATTCCCCGCCACTGGCAATTCGTCGCTTCTGTATATCGCCACCGACGCGGGCCGCGCCTACCGCTGGGTAGGTTCACAATACGCCGAGATCGGCCCGACCTCCATCAGCGTGAGCGGTGGCGGTGCTGGCGTGACGGACGGCAGCAAGGGCGACATCACTGTCTCCGGCGGCGGTGCAACGTGGACGATCAACGCGGGTGCGGTCGTGACCGCAGCCCTCGCTGATGGTGCCGTGACCGACGCCAAGGTGACGAGCATCGCGGCGGCGAAAATCACCAGCGGCACCATCGCCAACGCCCGCCTGACCACGCGAGCGAGAGCCTCAATGAATTTGTATCTTTCGTCCACTTTCCGCTAGGAGCTTGCCCATGGCCCTGGAACCACAGTTTGCCGTCACGCCACGAATCGGGGCCGTCAACGTCGCCACCGCGAACGCTAACCGCGACGGCACCGGAACCGTTGCCACGCTCATCACTGGAGCCGCGACCGGAACGCGGATCGCAGAGATCGTCGTGCAGGCCCGCGTGACAACGACCGCAGGCATGGTGCGGATTTTTCTGTTTGACGGAACGACCTATCGGTTCTTCGATGAAGTGGCGATTGCCGCCGCAACCGTGTCGGCAAGCGTCAAGGGAACGCGAGTCAGCACGGCCTACAACAATCTGATCCTGCCGTCTGCGTCGTGGTCGATTGTTGTATCGACGCACAATGCGGAGAGCATCGACGTTATTGCATTCGGAGCCGACCTGTGAACGACGGCATACTGAACAGCGGCTACACTCCGCCGCCGCTGCCGAGGCCGCTGCTCGGCAGGCCAACGCCGGTCACGCTGCCGCGTGGCACGGCGCTAGACCCGTCTGCCGCAGCGTACCTGGCGGCTGTCGAAATCGCTGACGGTCAATCACTAGAGGCTGGAGTCGCGGCGGCGATCAACCTGTTTGTCATCGGGTGCAAAAACGACGGCATCTGGAATGCCATTAAAGCGTCGTGCGTCTTGGCGGGCGCTCGTACGTTGGAAGGCGCGCTGGTGCCACTTGTTGGGCCTGCACCGACAAACGTGAACTTTGTTTCGGCTGACTACAACCGGAGGACTGGGCTAGTAGGAAATGGGACTACGAAGTATTTAAGCACCAATCGAAACAATAATGCTGATCCGCAAAATAGTAAGCATTTGAGTGCGTTTGTATCGACTATCGGAGCTGGCTTTGGAAACTCGCTCGTAGCAGTAGGTAATGCAACTGGGCGGTCGATGATTTTGACGAGTGGACAAATGACAATCAATAGAAATTCATTTTTTACTGCTTCAGCGCCAGTTGCCCCATCATTCGTTGGTGCTGCACGAGCAGACAGCAGCAGCGTTAACGTCCGAATAAATTCAGTCTCCACCACATCCTCGTCAGGGCCGAGTGAAACGCCATCAAATGAGAATCTCAATGTCTTTAGACGACCGGGAGCAGATTTTTCAAATCATCGCATCGCCTTCTACAGCATCGGTGAATCCCTAAACCTCGCCCTGCTCGGCGCCCGCGTCACCGCCCTAATCAACAGCCTCGGAGCGGCGATCTAATGTCGTGGCTAAACGCTGACAGCCTAGACGCATTGGCGCAGATCAACGCCCAGTACGCTGACCGGCAGATTCAGCCGGTGCGCGGTGAT